TCTTGATCTAGATACTAAGATATCAGGTGTTGCTCCAATGTTATATATTAACTTGCTGTCGTCTACCTCAAACTGAGTTATGTAATGTGTTGTAATAACACACTGCTCGTTTCTAATTTTACTTTCTTTAAAAGAAGAATGATACTCTGGTACATCTTTTAGCAACTTATAATAGTAAGTGCCTAAAACTGTTTTAGCAGTACTAGTACCAAAAGGAGTATACTGAGATCTATCAGTGTGAATATAGTTTTCAAATGTTATTTCACTAACTGCTTTATAAGGTGTGTAAGTTAAAGGGAAGCCTAGCTCTGTGTCTTTTACACCTACGCCTTCTTTGTAACCAAAAATCTTATTACCAGCAAAGTCGCTGTTATTGTAAAGTCCATTGTGGTTTAATGCATTTCCTGCATCGTCATATAAATTAAATAACGGTGCTTGGTTTGTTTTTATTTTTCTTTGAGCTTGTACATAATCTGTTCCATTGAAAATATAATCAATGCCTTTAAACACATTACCTTCTGCTATTGTTACAGTTTGTCCAACTGCAATAGGTGTACTACTTGTAGGTATTAAAACTATACCTGTGCTTACACCACTAACAGTGTACAAGAATCTTTTAGCATCTTCGTCTTCGTTTAAGAATAAAAGTACATCACCGTCTCGCAATTCTCTTGTATCAATGTGCTTAGTTAGTTGGTTCTCAATGTCAGCTCTAACAATACCTGTAACATTTACTGTTGGTTCGCCGTAACTTGTAGTACCGTGATTAAATAATTCTAAGTCTGCATCAAATTCTATAATTGGTCTTTTAGCACGATGCTCTCTGTCAGGTAATTCATCGCCTGCTTCTATAAAGTTGTCTCTGTGGTACCAGTGGTTAACTCTGCTCCACGCATTTTTATTTGCGGCGCCTCGTTGCTGTACAATATAATCTGGAGATGCAAGTTTTGCACCACCGTACTCTGTGCTACTTGTTATACTCTTTTCAATTAATTTAATGCCAGTGCCTACGCCTTGTACAATATATGCAATACCAGCTTTTATAGGCAGTGTTGTTGCATTTGCAGGAATAGTAAATCCTGAGTCTGAAAATATAACTGTCATTCCATTACGGAATGTAGTGCCATCGTATGTAAATTCTTTCTTACCTAGAACATCTTTTTCTAAGTTTAATGGAGCCTGATTATTAGTACCAATTTCTAAAGCATCAAGTCCTGCAGGATGCCAGTAGTATTCTTGGTAGTTTACAAACTTATCTATGTCTATTGGTGGAACAAATGATCTATAACGACTACCAAATAATTTGTTGTGGTCGCTAGTGTTTACACCATAGACTTTTAATGTGTCAATAAATTCATCGTAAAAGATTAAGTTTTCACTGTCACCGGTAACTGGATTAATATTGTTAACAGCAGGAGTTAAATTGTATTGGCGTCTGTCTGCATTATCCTCTTTGATGAATGCACCTTTAAGTTTAGCGTCATCGCCTGTTTTCTTACCAATGAATCCTGCCAGTGGTACTGTATTAGCCTCACTGTATAATTGTTCAACTGTAGCCTCGAAGAAATTTCTTACGGCTTTAGTTTGCAGTACTACCGGTAACTGTTTTACAATTTTATCTGACATACTTTCCTTTACCTATCAGCTCTAAGTGTTTGAGAGTTTATTTTCTCAACGATTTCTATATCACTAACCTTAGCAGTGTTCAAGAACATTTCATGTGGGTCTGCTTTAATTTGGAATAAGTCTCCAAAAGACCCTGCACTGTTTTTAGGAATAATAACAATACTACCTATGTTACTGCCCAATCGTTGATGGACATAACTACTCAACTCTGTGAAGTAAAATGTTTCGCCGAACTCCCAATTTTCAATTGAGAAGAATGTGTTAAATGCTGAAATCACTTTACTCTTAATTTCATTGTCGCTCATAGTAGAACCTGCTAACTTAACAATTCTAAATTTAGCCTGGTTCGCTGGTTCGGCATCCGTGCCAAACAATAATTTAAATTCTGCACTCTTATAAATTAATGAATCACTTGCACTCTTAAATTCGTCTAGTTTTGCAAACTCTGTAGACAATTGTGCAGGTGTCGGTGATAATGGGAACTCTGTTCCTGGTACATTTTTATATTTTTGTATCTCGTCATGGTAGTTATTTGTTAGAACTAACATTTCTACAACATTACTAATACTTGGATCTATTCGCACATCTTTAGGTGCAACATGTTTCCACTTAATTATAATTTCATCATTATCAATCAATGCAGTGTTCTGTCCTGCTGATCTACCATTTCTTACATAGTAGTCTGTTGTCTCTACAGGTATAACTGCTGAACCGTTACTGTTCATTATCATTTGATAAATCTTGTCTGCTGTAAAATCATATACAACTAAACCTGTTGCATTTGTAATAGCAGTGTCGCCTAAACTACCTTCTATACTTGCTGGCAGTTTGTCGATGCCTTTAACTACAAGTATATCTGTTGTTAATAATGATTCAACTTTTTGTGCATCGCCGTTTGTAAGTGTGCCGCCACCTGATGCCGCAAAGTCTGTTGTAACTGTTTCTTCTGTGCGGTAATCTACAATGTTACCTGCTACTGGTCTTGAATAACTATAACCATCGTAGTCAGTGTAGTATTCAAAAAATACTAAATCTTTTGGACCAACAAAGTCTCTAAACTGTAATGGCTTGTTAGGTACTAAGTCACCGTCAGTGTCAACTGGTGCAACAACAACTTTTCTGTTGTCTGTGTAACCGTCGTTGTACTTAACAGGCTCTACTACATTCCAGTCAATACTAGCATTTAACTTTTCTTTTGAATTCTTATAATTAACAACTATTCTATCTTGTGTTATTTGGCCAGTTGCATCTGATGCATTTGTATACTTGTTTGCAAACATATTAGTAATAATTAAATTACCTGTTTCAGCAGCTACATTAGCATTTGCTAATAAGATTCTGCCAGTTTGTCCTGTGTTTGCAGTATCAGTTGGTCCATAACTGTATGTGCCTAATGTAACATTAGCTCTAAATGTTTCATCTCTAGAATTACCAGTACTATAATCTCTGTAAACAACTTCGCCTAAGCCACTTAAAATATTATATCCAAATGTTGTATTATTAAAAGGTATAGTAATGTTAGAAGGTAACGAATTAATCTTACCACTGTTATTTGCAATAGTAACATTACTTGTTGTTGGTGAACCTAAGTATCCATCGTCAAAATATGTGTTTAACGATACTGTGGCACTATTAACAAAAACATTTGCTGTGCTATTACCATTTCTGTAGATGCCGCCACTTGTTAAGTAATCTATATCTAAGTCGTACCATTTAGCAGATCTTGTTCTCAAAGGTATACCTGGGTCATAACTGTTAGGAGTATATTTTTCTCCTGTCTCATCACTAATCCAACGATTAGCAAGGCCTGATGTTTCTGGTGCCCATGTAAATACTTCTGCACTACCTGGCTTAGAGTTTAATGTTGTAAACTGTATTAAGTCTCTGCTAGACTGGTTACTGCTGTCAGCAACTTTAACATTGTTGATATTGTAAAACTTTAAATCGTTTTTGCTTTGTACAACATACTGCTGTCCTCTTAAACCAACAACATACTTGTAAGTTAGCGAGTCAATTGCACTGTAATCAAACATTAGCAACCAACTAGAGTCTAATTGTACTCCGTTATTAGAACGAGCATTGTTTAATGACCACTTTCCAGTTTTGTCTAAATTTTGATATTGTATAATATACCATTCGTCTACATCTGAATCATAACCCATTCCAAATGATCTTTTAGCTGCCATCTCTGCTGACACTGCCGCTACTTCTGAAGTAACAAGTACTTTACGCATTGTAGCAATGTATTCTGCAGCTTTCCAGCCATCTTGGACAGGTGTACTTAAACTAATTGGTCCTGTTGCTGTAGTTAATCCACTATGTAGTTTACCATCATTTGCAACACCAGTTATTCTTGCCCATGCATACTTTGTAGCATCGTCTGGGTCTATAAATTTTATAAAGTTATTTTCAGCAAACATTCTAAAAGGACGAACGCCGTCGTTTACTCCGCCTTCATATTTGAATTGTCTATCTAATACATCAACTGTGCTATCACCACTAGAAATAGTTTCATGGAAATAACCTGTTGCACTTTCTCCTAGTACAACTGGTAACGACTTCCATATAGCATTTTTAGTATCTAAAGAGAAACGATTAATATCATACAACTCTGATGTATCTCTGTATTGCTCATAAACAAAGTTATTTAAGTTTCTATCTTTTAGTATTTGTGGAATTGTAAAGTTTACAACTGCGGCAACTGTGTTGTCGTCACTGATTGTGATGCCTGTTGTTCCAGGAACATCTTCAATATACAACGAACCGTCATTGGCAAAAGTTTCCAAGTTTTGGAATGTTCCTGTTGGATCATTAATATCAATGTAACGACTATGCCCAGCATGTGTTTTGTTTATTGCTTTTAGTTTTAAAATATTAGTTGTCTGACTAAAAGGGAATATGTTATAGTCTTGAGCACTTACCATACGATTTTGTGTATAATAAACTTGAGGAGCTCTTTGCTTAATAGCAGTAAGTGTCTCTGGTGCTAAACTGTTGTTCACTGTTTCCTGCAAACTAAATGTCACAGTTAAGTTAAAACTAACACCTGCTTCGTTTTGGTATGGGATAGTTACTTTAATGTTTCTTGCATCTTCTGGTGCAAGTGCAAATGACTCTGGGTCACTTGTTCTGTAATATGTTCTAAATGTTCCAAATGGAAGATCACCAAAGTTTCCGTCTGGGTATCTTATTTTAATACCAGCATTGTTTAAATTCTCAACTGCATACAATGTTCTAACACCAAATGCTAAATCATTATAGTTTAGTGTTTGCCCTACAGTGTTAGGAATCTGTGTCCATTTTGCAAGTGTTGCACCAGTGCCATCAATCTCTTGTACAAATACATCTGTTTCGTTGATGTTTTGAACATTAATTTCTTGTGTTCTACTTTGTATAGGATCTGAATAATTAAAATCTGATGACTGTAATCTACCTTGCTTGAACATTACAAAGAAACCAGAGTTTGTACTACTAATACCTGTGCCGTCATTTCTATAAACCAAATTAAAGTTGTTTAGTCTATCTGGGTGTAATTCTTCAAATGCGCCTTCTTTGAATGTAGGATTCACAACTTGGAATGTTCTCGGTACTCCGCTAACTGTTAAATCAAAGTCATATGCTAAAGGAGCAGTTAATGGAGAATTAATTTCGTACAAATCTGTTTGTATGCCATTAATCATTCCGCTTTTAGTTGGTGTGCTAAATCTGTTTGAGGAATTCATTGCAGAGTTAAGAATAGTAATAAACTGCTCGTAACTGTCTGCGTTATTTGCATCGTCCCAAAAAATGTTAGTGTTATTTAACTCGTTGCCTAAACTATCTCTAATAGGTTCGTTAGTTCTAACTGCAACAATTTTCATTAAGCCTCTTGCAGGAATATTTCTGCGTGGATTGTAGCCTAACTGTCTTGCAAGTTTAAATACTGAGTCTCTTCTTTCAGCAGTTTCTAAAAAGTTTTCTCTGCTGTTCAGGTCCATTCTGAATGTTAAGGACTGCGAAAGATATGCTAACAATTCTATGATAGCAATAAATTCTGAACTCTCAATGTAGTCATTGAATGTTTCTGGGTAGTTTACACGCACATACTCTACTAGAGCTGCTCTAATAGTGTCAAAATCATATGCTTGGAAGTTTACTTCACTGTATGCTTTGTACGCTACTTTCCAATCTTCTGCAGCGAATAAGTTATTTTGTCTGTTTACCAATGCCATGTATTATACCTGCTGTTCGTTTTTAAATTCTAAGAATAGGGTATCTTCGCTATTTAATATCACATACTTTAGTTCTACTTCAGCTCTAATAGCATGTCCACTTGTGAACAGTGTAATATTAATTAATTCTACCCTCGAATCCTTATCAATGATTCTAGCAATGTCTTCCTTGACATCTGACTCGGTAAAAGTATCTTCTGGGTTCATTAACAAATCCCAAACAATGCAACCAAAATTTGGACGCATAACTCTTTCACCTTTACGAGTATTAAACTCGTTTAGTAGATCGCGTTTTACTAACTCCATGTCCGATAAGGAGAATGGCGCCTTAACTGTATCTACTGTGCTGAATCCTCTGAATATTGTAGCCATACTCTTATTTATCTACTTCTTAAACTAGAGTTTTAATGAATGAACAAAAAGGTTGACAAGCGTATATAAGGTGCTATAATACACGCAATGTAGCAAAAGACTGCTACAGAAACAGTCCTTTTAGGACATAACATCCACACAGCGAACAAGGTAGACAGAAATGTTTAAATTGAATCGTGAGTTTGACCAACTATGGTCACAAGCAGTAAAGATTAATGAAAAGCAGGGTCATCATAGATTCCATCGCATCTTTCAGCAATCTAAGCGGTTCGTGACTGTTGGGCTATATGACTCAGTGACAAAACAGTATGCACTGTTTGACTCGGTAAACTTTGCAGGTAATTACCGTTACGATAAAAACATTAAACCAGATGAATTTATTGTGATGGAAAAGATGGTTCAAAAAGCCAGTTAAAGCAAAGTACTAATAAATATGTGTGTAGGCGACTACACACATATTTTTTTTATTTGGAGAAAAAGTTGTACACCAACAATGCAGACGAAAGTCATTCAAACGCAAACCAAATAATCCATGATCAGCGAACTGAAATAAACGGTTTAAAAAGTACAGTTGAAATGCTGGAAAAAACTGTTAGAGAAGAACAGGAAGCAAAGTATAAGGCATGGAAAAGGTTAGCGGAACTAACACAACTAAGCAGTATTACTTAAATTAGACCTCTACGGGCTTTTTTCAAATCACTAGCCTGTTTACCGAAAGGTACAATATTAGGATATGCTTTAGGTGTTATGTTATCAGGCGTTTGATACAATTCGCCTTCGAACTGCCTTCTCTGATAATAATCTTGCTGAACAGTAGCAACACCCGCAACATTTAATGTACTGTGATTCATCATTAAGTTAGGCACAGAACCATGATTGCCTGTGTTTACTGCTTGAAGAACTTTACTTTTACTAAAGTTTTTAATTCCACAATGATCTGCCATACTAGTTAATGCCATAAATTGATTATCACTTACAGGTGTTTGTATCATTCCTTGTACAGACTTACCTGTACTTAATAAATTACTAGTGGCATGCATCTGTGTTCCAACAGGGCCAATGCCGTTTTGTAAGTCAACCATGTTTACCCCACCACCTGAGTATATAGTAGAGGCACCATCCTTGATTACTGATATTCCTGCGTCTGCTAATGCTTTCTCAAACCCAGGACCTGTGCCTCCAAGTTTTGCAGTTTTAACTTTATTCATCATAGAAGCAGCGTTTGCTTGTTTTAAGTCCATTGGCAGTCCTTTATTATCGAACGCCATCATCTTAGCCTTAGCCTGTGCATCATTTATTATTCCGTTAATACCTAATTTCTTTGCACCCATAGGTGATATAGTAGGTGTCCTCACTGCTGGAATACTAGAACTAAGAGAACTAGTTAAACTAGCCATATTTTTTGCTTCGAGTTTTTTAGCAGATGCCTGTGTAAAATTATTTTGTACCTGTGCTGGGCTAGTGTACTTAGGTTGTCCGTCTTTGCCTTGTTGTCCTATTTGTAATCCTGCTGGTGAATTGATGTCTGCTGGATCACTACCAGCAACGCCATTGCTGTTTGGTGCTAGTCCTTTTGCCACTGACTCGTCTGGTACCATATTATCCTGATCGTCTTTTACAGGATTGGGTAACCCGTGTCCAACAAAAGGTTCAGATGTAACAAAAGTACTAACTATAGATGTTATACTTGCTGCTTGGCCTTCACGGCTACCGCTTGTTATATCTGATTCGCCGCCTCTATCGTAAGCGGGTGGTGCAAGAGGATTGTCGTCAAAAGTATCTGTAACAATTTTTTGTGCGATATCTGCTTGTTCTGATTGTTCAGCACCTGGGCCGCCGCTGTTCATTAATACTTTAGATGCTTTCTCTACAATGTTGCCACCTGCTTCTAGTACTATCACACCGCCTGAGCCAGTTGTAACTTTACCACCTGCTGTAGTTGCTACATCATTTGCAGCATTAAAATGCAAACTGTCTCCAGTTGTTGCTTTTATTGAGCCTGCAGAATTAAGATGCATCTCGCCTTTAACTGCTGTTTCAAAAATATTAGAGTCAGCAAGTAAATTCATATCTGCTAAAGCCTCAATATTTACTACACCGCCTGTGCCTTTGCCTTCGTTTTGATATTCTTCTCCAGTAGTATCCTTTGCGGCTTTAATATTAACATTCTGTCCTGCCTCAATGTTTACATCACTGTCAGCTCGTATATTAAAGTTACGTTTTGTTCGCATACTAATATCGTTTTCTGCGTACAAAAATACATGTCCTGATGAAGCAAACTCCATCCACACATTACCATCTTTATTAATCAAGTAAACCATTCCACTTGTATCATCTAACAATAGTTGATTACCTTGTGCTGAACGGATTCTTATTTGTCTAGAATTTAAATTATCATCTAGTGTAATACTGTGACCACCAAGTCTATGGTTGTAATTAGTTGCGTCTCTAGGACCAGGTGTTAGTAAACCAAATACTTCGCTTGGCGATTCTCTTCTTGCACTTGAAGAGCCGGCTCCTCTGATTGGGTCGTGTGCTAATCCTTGCTTAACAATTTGTTCTGCTAATGTATGCTGTATTGGTCTAAAAGTATCGTTGTGGTTGATATCTTCTGTTCGCTTATTTTTTTCTAGTGTAGGTAGTTTTAGACCTGCGGCTTGATAAGTTTTGCCTCCTGCATTACCGGGGAGACTATAATTTAGTTTGTCAGCAAACAAGCAAGACATTACCATTGGGTACTTTGTATTGCCGTCACCAAATGCAATTAATACTAAGTTACCGTTATCTGGAACTGTTGTCCATAAACCGTAACTGCTCATTGTTTCTTCTGGTACTTTTACATTCGTTCCTACTTGCCTAGGATCTGTACTACCTGCAAACGGACTAGTCCACACTGCATCAAAATATCCTGCAGGGGAATTTTTATCTTTACTGATTGCAGGAACAAACACACGCACACGGCCTGTTCTACTAATATCTTTTGTTGAGACTATTTCTGCAAGGTATATCCCAAATACTGCATCTTTACTAATATTCTTTTTAAGTACTGGATTTTTCTTACTTGCTTTGTCTCTGCGGCTCATACTCATTACTCAGCACCTTTTTCTGTTTTCTTCAAGTCTATTGCTGTTTGTCTAATCATACTAACTTCCTGTGAAAATTCCCCACCTGAGAACATATGGTTAACACCTCTAACTTGGTAAACGCCTGTTATAAAATATGATGTACCCATTTTACTCCAGTATCCGCTATTGCTATCGCTGTCTTCGTCGTCTACATCAAAGTCGTATAGTCTCGGTGTTTGCAAATCAAATAATACATAGTTTTCATCACCAGCAGTTCTTATACTTTTTTCATCAGTTTTATCTTCAACAAATTCGCTTCCTTTTTTCTCTGGCTGGTTATCTGCCGCTGCAGGACCTAACCACCATGGGTCACCTTTTATTTCCATATCAAGGGTTACAAGGAAATCATCAATAGCATGTTGTTGCATTAAATATCCAAAAACTGTATTTCTCGGTGTGCCGTTATAAGTTGCATCTTCTGCTGGGTTTGGCACAGAAGCAACAACAATTGATTCCTGTGGTCCACTTGCATCAGCGTTTGCATCTTCTTCCTCTTTTGGCTTTAGAGACTCTGCAAGTTCTTGTGAGGCTGTTAGTGCTGCGGCTTGATCTAGTCTGTCGCTTACACTGCCAATAATGTCTGCAGAATATGTGTACCCACTTAGCGAAGGTGTATAGTTTGTTGTATCAGGATTTTTACGATCGTCTGGTGTTCTTGCAGCATTTATCTGTGCGTTTCTTATTGCTTGAGCTGCACCTTTGTTTTTTAATGTTTCTTTAATTCTATTAGCATTGGCACCGTTTCTATTTTCTATAGCATCTTTTATTTCTGCATCAGATAGTTTTAATATCCTACCAACACCTGCAATATCTTTCTCACGATCTGGGCTACTGTTCTTTTTGCTAAACATACTGTCTATTGCTTTAGATCTATCTTCTTCGTTGGCTGCTTTAACGGCCGCAGTTGCTAAGTCATTACCTGTTAAGTCCTCATCAGGTGTAGCACTATTACTAAGTGTTTTTGCTAAAACAGTACTAAAGTCTCCTGACATGCCTCCTGCAGGTGCTGTGAGAATTGCAATACCAGATTTATAATCGATACGACATTGTTTGATTTGATCATTTAAGCCTGTGTACAAGTAGTGGTATGCTTTAAATATAGGCAAGCCATCAACTCTTGCTCTCACATCATCTCCAGTTAGTCCCGAATTTTCTGCCGGGTCTGCTTGTACTGTATTCTTTGCTGTTTTAAACAATGTTGGTTTAAAAACTGTTTCCATTGCATACGCATTTCTTTTGTAATCAAATGCGGCGTATTTTACATAAGCATTTAATTTGAACCATTCAATAAATGCTTGATCTTTTCTAACTTCGTTGTTAGCAGGGTCATCTGCTTTTAAAGATCTTGTGCATCTAGAAAAGAACTCATCATTCATAGAAAGCAATGTAGCAATGTATCGTTCAAAAGATACACCTTCTCTAACTGTTACTTTATTTTCAGACACAACAATATCAAGTGTGCCTTCGTCCTTTGTAGCATCTTTTAGTATGTCTTCATACTCGTCTTCTGTTTTACCCTCTAGCTCAGGGTTCATAATTCTGTTAATTTCTTCCGCTCGTGAATCTTCTGTGTTGGTGAGTTTAGTATCTTTTAAACCTCTTTCGCCTTCAGTTAATCCAGACAAGTCAATTGTAATCTCATCTTGTATTGAATACTTGTCATTGTTTGTTTCGTTATGCTCTCTAATTTTTGCTACTAAGTCTTCAACATGCTCTTCGATAGTTGTGCCTATTGACTCTAGTTTCTTTGGCATTCTAAAATTAGTATCAATGTATGCTAACTGGTCTACTGGTACAGTACTAAATTGATATGTGCTACCTGCTTCATCAATCTCTAAAGTTACATTAGAAATTTTTAACATGTATCTATACGGGCCTGCTACCAATATAGGTTCGCCTCCGTTATCCTCATCATCAATGTCGCCAGCATAACCTTTAAAATTTATTTCTAAAAATATAGGAACATCTTGTGCAGTAATTTGGTCACCTAAGTACGCCTTGGCAGCAACCATTTGATCTAGAAAGTCTGCAGCACCAGGTTGAATAATATCAAAATTTACTCTAGCATTCTCTACTCCGCCACCTGGGCCTACTACAGATTCAATTTCTAAGTTATCTATTTGAGTTCCTGTGACGCCTGTTTGGGCAAGTATGATTGTTTCTGCTGGACTTGCTGTTAATGCATTTTGTAAGTAGCCTCCTTGTCCGCA